CGCTTGTGATGCGGTCCATCCACGCTTCAGACATAGGGCGTGGGGCCTATCACTCGTGTATAACGATCCTCCACTGATTACCGCGAGGTGATCCGTGGGTGAAGGATCCCGGAACAACCATCGGGAACCAAGAAATAATCCTTGGCGAACCGTAGGTTGTTCACCGGAAGTCGGAAGGCCTTCGGACAAACTAGCGTAAGACGCACTTGCATGCGTCGAAGCACTATTTTCGTCTGATCGACTCCTTTCATCCGGTAAAAGGGAGACTTCACGCCAAGCTGACGGCGAATTGGGACATACTTGTCCGTCGACAATTCCATCCGTAGACTCGAATCCTCCATTCTCACGAATGGTGGATGCGCTCCACGCATGGTTTGTAAAGCGGTACGTATGCCTTTCTTCACATACTGTATTCTTGAATTCGGAGATGGAATCTCGAAACAATCGAGAGCCAAAAGCGAGTCCAAGAAATCCAGATACGTCAGATGGCGAATCGGACTCAACGCGAGTTCGGATTCGATTTCCTTTAACACGGTATCCACATAGTTTGTTATCCCAGTGCAAGTTAGTACTGCGGATAAACGAACTATAATGGAGCACCCCAATGGGGTGTTGTGATAGAGGTAAGCGTCTCCTGAATGTTGCGTCAAGCCCATCTCGTAAGTATTGGCAAGCATGCCATAATCCTTTCATGTAAAATGTATTGGATAGGGCAACGTATGCCACCTTATGAGACGGTTTGGACAGAGTGCCCGTGTCGTCCCAATGGCGAACATACGCGGGTGTCACATCGACACCTTTGTAGTAATCGCCACCACAGGATTCCCTAAAGGGGCCTGTATGGAACGATTTGTCATGGTTGACTTTTAGACCGAAGTCTTCAAGTGTCTCCATGACAACGGGAGCCATCGAACTGGGTACAATGATGTCATCACCGTACACAGCAACGTCTTTTGCTAATTCACGCAAAAGGCGCCTAGATGGAACTCTGCCTGTGTTCTTTACCAAAGCGTACATTATAATGGTAAAGAAAACCATAGCTTCTACGGGAAAGCACATAGCTGACCCCATTGAGGCAAATTTCCTCAAGGAAGTATGGGTACCACAGGGCATCTTGGCCGTAGTTGATCTACTATCCATGATATAATTCAGGAAAGTAGGGCAAGGACCGGAAAAGATTTCTCTAACGAGGTCTAAGTCGACCATGTCGGAGGCATCTTTAAGGTCTATGGTAGCAAGGCTACCATCCACGGAACCAAGCCGCGCCAATCTTTTGTTGACCGACTGGTCAGCAAAACGGATGGACTGGAAACCGAAACGCTTCG